GGACATAAAGAGAGTCCGCATTGTTGGTTCACGCACGAAGGCGAACCATGCAAACGGGTGGAGGATAAGCGTGTCGGGAATAAACCCGTCATTGACCATATCAGCGTACATGATGAGAATGTCATCAAGGGTAATAGTATCATTACCAACACCACCAGAGTCACGACCGCCAGTTTCCTTACCGTCAGTATTATCAAAGATAGTGACGCCATTATTGAAGATCAGGTCTGCGACCTTCCTTTCCTTATGGCGCACAAGAGCCCGAGCAGCCGCACGCATGTGCATCGACATGATATCGAACATGCTATACCTAATCATTTCGTCGGTGAGCTTCAGCGCAATACCGGATTTACCGATCTTGGCCGACACTTCACCAGCGAATTCTAGGCTGGCTTCTGGGTACTCAGTACCTTCTGCAATGTCTGCGGCGACCATCGCATCACCAATGGCTGGGAACGTAATAGTCGTACCAGCATTAGAGACGTTGATAGTCTGCATGAGTGGGGTTAGGGCGATAAGAGGCTCCACCGGCTCCCGGACTAACTCCTCGATAACACGAGGGATAATCAGGGGCTGGTCGGTGCTGAACACACCGTCGACCATCCGACCGTTCTTTTCCCAGTCAGCTCTACGGGTCAAGTCTTTAGCGACAAGATCCTTGTACTCAATCCGATCCTTGACACCACGCACAAAACCGTTGTTATCCCATAGGGCTCGGGTCTTGTTAGTAGCTTCGCGGATCTTCAGGTATGTGCGCTCTGTATCGCTGAGACCAAATAGGTCCCTATCAATACCGCGCCTCTTCATTGCTTCGTCGAGGTAACTTTCAGTTCCCTCCTTGAAGCGGTCCTCAGCTTTTTCTGCGACGGCTTGCGCAACGTCTACGATCACCTGAGTCTGGTCTTCGTCAAACACTTTACTGATATTCTTTTGGTCGACGAGAGATTCATCAAATTTCTTAGGCATGATATCCTCCTTTATACTGCGGCGACTGAGATCTCTAGGATCCAGAATTTACCAGCTGAGTCAGCAGTCGAGGTACGGGCCCAAGCAGGAACACCCTGCAGACCACTACCTTGTAGACTGAGACCCGGCACTGTTTGTACACGACCAGCGTCGCTAAACTCGCTACTGACATTCGACCGAGTAATACTACTAACGTTAGACGCCAGCGTAGTATTCTCAGTGGCACTTGCATAATCAGCAACCAGGATCTTCCTCACACACTTACCAACGACAAACTCATTGATCTTAAGGGCTTCCACAACAGCGACGATCGCAGCAGCGGAACCAGTAGCCTCTGTAAATTCGGCCTGAGTCTGAACGTCGCCCGTGGTGACATCCGTGACGGCACGTAGCCGACCAACACGCTCACTTACACCAGTGTTTGGTGTGGCGGGCGCCCAAGTCATAGTGTTACTACCATAACCATCAATCATAACTTTATCGCCGACCTCGATCGCCTTCTCCTGAGGAGTTTGCGCCGGGACCTGGACGACTTGCATCTGAGACAGGAAGCCGATTACGGGCTGCCTATCATAGTTGGTGTACGCATCTGCGAGCCAACTTGCATAGATGTCTGTGTACGCAATCCCTAAGGGCTTGATACCAACACCAGTCTGTCCAACCTTTAAGGTGGAAGCGCCAGCGGCCGTAACCGTAGCACCAGTCTGGGAAGCACCAAGCACGTAAGAGTACGTGTCATATTCGCGAACGTTACCTAACGTCCCGAACGTATCGCTTATGTCGTTCGCACTGTATGTTACAGTGTACCAATGACTACATGCAGGCACTAAGTCCATCTTAGTGAATGCTATTGAGCCAGTGACACCCTGTACAGAAGCGGTGTTGTCAGCATTGACTACACCTACCCAAGTACCTGCAGGGATGACGATTGGATCATCATGCCGAGGCTCGATCTCTGCCACTGGCAGATAAGGAGCCGCACGAAGACCTTTAATGGTGGGGCGCTGCCCCTCCATAATCTCCTGGTACGCTGGGTGACGAACAGCATAACCTCTTGGAATTCTATAAGCCATTACTTATTTCTCCATTATTGATAAGAATCTATCTTAGAACGTGTCCAGATAGTCGTTCTTATCGATTAGCTTGTTTTCGTTTTTACCATTTCCATCGTCTTCACCCTGCTCGTCCTCTTTCTTGTCCGCGTCCCTATGAAGGGTTGGGTCATCAACAGAGAGGGCGTTCTGGGTATTCATACTCTTTAGCTTCTGCATAAAATCAGAGAGCTGTGGGAGTTCGTCTTTAATCGCATCGTTCAAAGAGTCTGGAGACCGCTTACATAAGTCAGTCACATATCCTTCAAACGATTCCCCATCACGGTCTGCGCCCGATGCGCTGGCGTGCTGAGTAATAACACGTATAAGAGCTAACTGTCGGGCGGCATCCACGATACCATCCTGACGTTTTTGTGTCAACTCTTCGGTTAGTGAGGTGTTCACCTCGGTTTTTTCATCAATCTGGGTTTTGAGATCTTCGACCTCTGCCTTAAGTTCATTGCGTTCTCCCGTTACACGGTCGATCGCCTCACTTAGGGCATCATTACTAATGGGCTGACTTTTCTGAGTGTCCTTCTTGGGCTCGTCTTTCTGAGTTGGCTCAGTCGGCTTGTCCTTAACGGGCTCAGTTACGTCCTTATCCTCTTCGACCTTCTCGTCTTTAGGCGAGTCTTTGGTCCGCTTGGTATAATCGTCTACCCAAGACACAAGAACGTTGTCTGCCTCATCAGTAGTCATCTTGGTCGACTCATCCTTTTCGGACTTGTCTTTCTTTTTCATATCATGATCCTCTACTGGAACAGAAACAGCAATTTTCGTGAACTTAGTAGCGATATCCGGTAGTATGTCAGCTTCTCCATCCTTTAGGATAAGATCCATTGTATTACCATCACGATCACATAGACCGAATGATTCTTGGCTGGCAGGTGCGTCTATACAAGTATAAACAAGCTCGCCATCCTCATCGTCACGCGATCGCATATTCTCTAGTGCTTCTAAGTTAGAACTAACCGTTATGGCATTTGGTTGCCCCGGTACGGTTATGTAACTGCATTCCCTATAATCGAGTGTCCCAGTAACTAGGAAACACGGCACTGTCACCTCATCGATTTCGTATAATCTACCTGGTCGATGATCGCAAGGGTCAGCATCTTTAAGTGTCTTCCAGTCAAAGCCACAAACGCTACAACGTGCAGCGCTCGGTTCTTGACCGGTTGAAACTGTATTATATCTTCCATCTAAAATCTTTGGAATCGCATCTGGATCCAAGATTAGTGTGTCAAGCATTATATATCCAGAACCGTGACTTGTACCCCGGTCTGGATTCTTGAAGTCATATTTGAAAGAGTCGCCATGTTTGATCTGTGCAAAGCTTGCACCTCGTACACGGCCTATGACCTGCTTGGAGTCTTCGTCTTTATGATCGAGTATGACAGGTTTGTCGTATGAGGCTGTGCCTCCGCGTTGTGGGGTACACCAACTACCAACGCTGTCTTGCATAAAGACACCTGGGTATACTCGTGAGTTAAGTAAGTACCCACTGTGTGTGGCCCTGATGCGACTTCTTAATCCAACTCTGCTATTCGAACCTTCTGAAAAAATATCATCAACGAGATTCATTGCATCCGAAAATAATTTTGGTTGCACGATCGTACATTGATCTCGAAATATTAAGATTCTGGACATTAGCTACTCTTCGTTGTGCCTGCTCCCAAGAGGAACGCGGCCTTACTCATCCGCTCTGCCTTGACCTTCAATTCCACCCCTATGGAGTCGAACAAAGCCATGGCTCGTGATCTATCGGTATTAGATCCACTGAGCATAATTATAGTTCTTTCAAGGATTTTTTGCAAGTTATCCTTTATTGTTTTATCCGTAAACAGGTTAGGGCTGTCAGAAGTGGTCATTATATTGTCGTCGTCTGAGTCAGATGTACCTAGAAGCCCCTTCTGAAATTGACGTCTTGCTTCTACTGAAATGATAGATATAGCCCTATGACCAAATGATTTAATGGCCGACTCTACGTCCTTACGCCCGTTGACCACACACATCTTAGTGTCACTCCACTCCATCATTAATAAATCTGATATATCGTTGGCTGGGAAGGTAGGTTTTGAGCCACTAAGAACGAACTGATTCCTGGGGCGTGCTTTTATAGTGTTAGATTTGACCTGAGAACCATCCTTTTTCTTGGAGCTACTTGAGCTGGAGGATGAGGAAGAGGAGGTTGGGCGGGCCTGTGCCTGCATCTTAGCCGCCTGTATCTGAACCTCCATCTTCATTTCTTCGATGGGCTTCTCATATAGTTCGTGCCAGGTGTCGGTCATCTGTTCGTCTGTTAATGTGTTCTTTCTCAGATACTCAGTACGGTATTCCTCTGTGGTAAGTGAGTTGCTCTGATAGAGGGTTAAACCATGTTGCTGGTGTGTGCGCTCCTCTTCCCTATCTGCACTTGGGAACCTAAACTTGACCCTGGTCTCCTCGGTCAGGTCGAACCCACCCTCAAGTAGGAGGATGTCAAAGAGCTTACTGGTCAGGGCATCAGCCACAACAGACTGGAAATCTTTTACTGCATCAACTAAGTTGCGATTGACTACCGCCGCAGTAGCCTTATTACCAGTATCTGCAGCGCCAAGGTCTAATGGAGACAGTCTCAGGCCCATCATCACACGAGCCTTGAAGTGCTCTATGTATGGTATGAGGTCTAAGACCTTGTCGTTTGAGCCAATAAGTTCGAGAGCAAATCGCTCTGAGGTTACAAGACCACCATCGACAGGCATGTCTTGTATCTGTACCCGAGCAAGCTCTACTTCTGAGCTCAGCGCACCCTCTGGAGTCTCTATATCCTGTGCTGGGTTAGCATCAGTACCAACCTTCACATGGAACAGTGGGAAGAGGTGTTTATGCGCCACCATCTCGATTAACTCCTCAAGTCGCCTTAGCGCACGGATGTCATCAAGTACGGTAACAGAGTATGGAGTGCCAAATACGAAGCCAGACTTTTTGTCTATCGTTATGTTAATAACGTCGTCTGCGTTAAACTTGCGGGTCTTACCCTCTAACTCCTGTTTCCACTCTATAGGTTTACCATTCTGGTTCTGCTTTACCTTGACAGAGACTGTATCCATTGGGAATATGCCGGCAATGGGGTCGAGCCTTTTGCGGTGTAGTCGAATAGGGCTACCTTCAGACCTATCATTGTCTCTCTTTAGTACGACAAAAGACGTAGAGTAGGTCACCAGGTTTGTGACTACTTCTCTCAACCATTCTCTTGTG